GTTCCATCTTCATTGTATACATGAATAGGTTCTATGCCAATAAGTACATCTACATATGGAAGATATCTGCTGAGTACATCCCTTGCAGTTTCAAAAGACCATAATGTACTTCTGAAGTTAGGATCAAAGCTTACTGTAAGTCCAAGCTTCTTAGCTGCCTTAATAGCCTTATCTATAAGACGGCGGCAGTTATATGAAAGTGCAGGTGTGATACCGCTTAAGTGTAACCAGTCATAATCCTTTAAAATATTCTCAAAGTCTACATCCTTATAATCATATTCAGCAAACGCTGAGCTTCCTCTATCATATATTACCTGTGAAGGTCTTACTGAGACGCCCTCCTCAAGATAGTAAAGTCCCATTCTTCCGTCAGCCTTAATAATATGCTTAGTATGTACATCATTAGCCTTAAGGTAGTTAATACAAGACTTACCAAGATCTGTATTAGGTAATACAGTAAAAAATGTTGAGTCAACACCAAGATTAGCTAAGGAAACTGCTACATTCGCCTCTGCTCCACCATAATTAACGATGAAATTGTGAGTTGTAACTATCTTCTCATAGTTCGGTGGTGATAATCTTAACATCAATTCGCCAATTGCTATGAACTTCATATGTGCCTCCATCTATCATTAAACTATTAAACCTAATATAAGTAATATTTTATATGCATTAACAATAAACTATATTTATTGCTCTGTCCAAAAAATAATACTCCATTAAATGATACTACGCAGCCAATAAAAATGCAAACTGTATTTTTAGCCTGCATCTGCTTTGTAAATTGTAAAATGTATTTGTGATAAGGAAATAGCAATTTCTTTACCACAAATACATTTTTTTATTTACAAGGGAATTAATAATAATATGCGAAAAATGTTTTTAAAAAGAGATTGGAAAAATATTAAAGATGTATTTCTTGATAACAACGAAGTACTTTTAAACGACAATTACAAGGATTTTAAAATTGAACTTGTTTATAGTCCTGCTGTTGATGTTCCTTTTACATTCGGTAATGAAGTTTTTCTTCGTATTACTGACAGTTTAAATAATGTATATCAATATGATGTTGTATTTACTTCTGATTATGAATATATGCATAACTTAATTTCTGATAAGTTCACTAAATTTGAATGTGACTATATTGAGAATAATGCAAAGACAGTATTACAGATTAAGGAAGAATTACATAAACAAGAACTTGAAAAGCAGCAGAACGAAGAAGAAAAACATCTTGATGAATTTAATAATTATATCGCAACTGGCGATATAAACTTTTTAGCTGATTGTAAAGAATACTGGCAAGAAAAGAAAAATCTTGCTAACATTTTAAAGAATTATCTTTTAAGTGAAGTAAATGCTTGCGCTACAAGTCAATTAAAGATTGCTTTCGTGCTTAAGGTCGTATATGATAAGGAACTTTATCGCGTTGATGATTACAAGAATATATATGATTATGCATATGACAATTTTAACATAGCGCGTGGCACTGTTTCTAACTGGCTTAAAGTAGTTGATAATTTTGGAGTATTAAATAACGAAACTGGCTTTTATTCTTTAGACGATAGATTAAAGAATTTTAGTATAACACAATTAATTCTTGTTCGCGGCTTAACTATTGAACAAATAGAACAAAATAATATTACATCTGATATGACAACTCGTGATATTAAGAAGATTGTTGCGGATGAATTGAAACTAAAAAAGATTGCTAGTACTGTAACAACTGATACAGTTAGTGGCATTCCCGAAAATCCCGAAGATATAGAAGAGTTATATGCGGATTGTGATAAGGCAGATGTAATTACAGACAGCAATAATCAATCTATCAATTATGATGTTCATACGTTCATCAATTCGCCAGTTAATAACGATTCTGATAATAATGTATCTGATGATAATATTGATAAACCTAAGGCGATTATTGATATACAAGGCGGCTTATCTTTATCAGATGAACAAGTTAATTATTTAAATGATTTATTTAAGAGTTACAAAGACAAAGACATAAAATTGATGATTTATGTTGATTAAAATAAGTTAATATCTCAATACCGCCTATTAGGCAAGTAGGCGGTTGAGTTATTAAAGTCCGTTTGATACGAACGCACTATATATAATATCATATTTAATTTTAAGGAAGGGCGCAAAATGGCGCAAAGGTAAAAGAAAAATGGATGTAAGACAGATTTTAGTTGTAAAGGTATACAGAAAGAAAGAACCGCAGGAAATAAGAGACAGACAGACAAGCCGCGTGACTGGTGTATATTATCCAGTTATTCTTGATGACGGCGATAACACGATAGATATGACTGTTCCCGAAGATGTTTACAATAACATCAAGGAAGATTCAATATATGCTTTCATTACTCGTTTTGATGACAGATTCAGACGTGAAAATCAGATACCGAAGCCAAAAATTGATAGCATAATGTTTGAGCTCCCTAACAATTGGCGCGGCGATTTCTTAAGCAAGTTTAATGAGTTAGTATCGCCTACTGTATATGGTAATAAGTCCGCAGATAAAGCGGTATCAACTTCTAGCAAGTAGTTAATTATGGTTTAAACTGTTCCCTTGTACAGTTTAAATATATATATCATATATGCAAGTATAGCATAGCTTGTATATCTGATTGTGAGATATTCGCACTGTATCTCAATTGTCTATGTGTATATGTAGCAAGTGTATATTAATATATGCACTTGCTATCACATAGAAAAGTTCAATCGAACGAACTTTTAGAACTTAAGCGTGTGTTTAAGTTCTGATTTAATATATCAAGTTTTTCTTTATCTCCCTAAAATAAAGATGTTCCCACTCTTGATATATTAAATTAGCATTTAAGCACATATACAATGGTTTAAATCTAAAATTTTAACAAGGGAGTGAAAAACAATGCTACAAACTGCAACTAAAATTGTTATTGGCGCGGCTGTGATTATGTGGACTATCATTATATTAGTATTCTTAATTGTGACTATCTACAATAAAGCCACTGGGCGCGGCTTAAAGAAGTCGGGCGCTAATACAACGCAAGATTTACACGTTCAATCTCATAACATCAATTATGAAGATGTACGCGCCGCAGATGTTAAGGATATTATCAATTCAGATAATAATACATCTGATAACAATGCTAATAAATCGGCTAAAGGTAACTTATGCTTGTAGGCTTTTAGCAAAAGCACGACATTTATTATTATGCCAATAGTGACAGCTCGCGCCGCCACTTGCGGTAAGAGTGGCACGCACTACCGCATAGCACCCGCATAGCGTATATTGTTGTGTACATTTCAAGGGTGCTATAACTAATGCTTGCATTATAACGTGGTAGTGTTTGCCATTGTTCAAGATTGGCGGCGAACGTGTTCAACTGCCAATACTGTTAATTCGCTTAATTAACATTATTCAATGTGTCGTGGGGTTCTATGTTCGGGATTTCCTCGTATGTAGTGGGGCGCTCCGTGGAAACTTATCCCACAATGATATTTAATGTTGTTTAGCGGTTTGTGAAGTGTAAAGGGGTATCTAATGAAGTCAAAGAAAACTTTGCAAATACTAATTATTACAATGCTTGTCGCTCTTCTATTCATTAACATATTTACATTTAAAAATGTATCTTATGTTAGGGCAGAAAGCGCAACAACGGCAACAACAACGACAACAATGGATATATCTAACAATGTTGATATATCAGATATTGATAATACAACAATTCAAGAATATTTAAAGCAAATTAATACTAATCTAAGTTATATGTTGACAATACAGATAATTTCATTGGGTGCATTTCTTGGATATGTTGCAATAGATAGATTAAGGTGATTAATATGTCAATTAATGATTTAACCGATTTAATAATACAATATATATCAATCGGCTTTAGTATGTCTGTAATACTATCATTCGCCGCATGGTCCATTATGAAAGTTTGGCGAATATTTACAGACATAGCAAAATAAGGTATTAACCCGATAGGGATAATTAATACAAATTTTTAGAAGGGAGATATACAACTATGGAAGACGTTGTATCAAGTGCAGTTATGGACGCAGGAATTAAGACAGCTATTACTACAGCTTGTCAGACAGCAGTGGATACATGCAAGGATGGTATTGTTGCCGTTCTTCCTATTGGTCTTGGGCTTATGGCTATTACAATGGGCATAAGAATTTCAGTAGGATTTTTCCGTTCACTTGCTAGTTAATATCAAGTTGTTAGCTACTAACAAGGCATACTTTTTAAAGTATGCCGCCGACAATATAAGAGTGCATTAACATATATATAACAAGGGGGTGCAAAGTTGGGATATTTACTATTAATATTATTCTTCTTAACTTGGCGCAATAGCGTACAGATAAGAAAAGCCGTTAATTATTCCACATATGGAACTATAAGAAACCCGCGTAATCTTATTCGCCGTATGTTCATTAAGTTAGCTGATATACGGCTCGAAGAAAGCGAAAAGAAAAAACAGCAGAAAGCGGAAAAAACAAATAAAGACAATGTAAATAATAATACAGATGTTGCAAGTTCTTAATATTGCCACACTTTATATTATATAATTATGATTAATATACGTTTATTAATATTCATTATTTATTTGCTTTGCTTGCTCTGCTAGTTGTATTAAATCATTAAGTATTCTATAAGGGGGTAAAAAAATAATGTACAACGGCTTTATCAACGCAGACTTAATATTAAGATGTTTGGGTTATGAACGCGGCTTGTCAGACTTAAAACAATTCAGATTATCTGTATCAAGTCCCGACGACGTAACAAGAACATTTCAAGACGACATGCAATGTATAGAATATCTAATATCAGATATACGCGATAATGTTGTAATCGGTAACATCATTATCATAGATGAACAGCGTTTCTACTTCTGTAGACATACTGTTAACTTAAATCTAAAGTTTAACATATTAGATAATGTGTATATTGAATTAGACAGAAAGCGGCTTGCCGCTATGATACAAAGTTTGTTCGATTGAACGCAACAAAAGAAAAAAAATGTAAAATAAAATCCGCTTATATGCTTGTGCTATATCTTGCCTTGTAGTACAATAGTTAAATAAGGGGGTGCAATATGGATTTATTTACAATTTCCTTTGGTTTGTTTGGTTATTTTATTTGTATTGTTATTTTTGCTTATATTGTATATTTCTTATATTTACAAATAAAGTTATCTAAACTAAAAATCAAATATTATGAAAATCAGAATAAAGAATTTGATAACGTAGGCAAGTAATAACTTGCTTACGTTATTTTTATATGGGGGTACTATGTATAAAAGAATTTTATCTTTAATTTTATGTTTAACAATTTTTATAACTTCATTTTCTTTATGTATTCCTGTTAAAGCTGATAGCTTATTTAATACTATTTATGATGATTTTGATTATTCTGATACTATTTCTCAGCATAAATCTTTTATATTTACTGATAAGGGCGGTAATAGACATCCAGTTGTTAGAATGGGGAATACTTGGCTTGCTGGCTTTGGCACTGGTAAAATGATAAGTAATGATAATGACTTAAACTATTATCTTTCTTGGTATTCTTATAAAGGTTATAACGGCTCTGCTGATACTGGTGATGGTGTTCTTTCTGCAATTGGCGGTAAAATTGGTGCTATGTTCTCTTCTGCGTCTAATTTGATGGAAAAAGTATTGTTAAATGTTCCCGATGTTGAAATTGATTATAATGACGATAACGGCTTAACAATATTATCTGATTCGGTTGATAAGTTAAGAAAACAGCTTAAGGAACAATATTACAATAGTATAGGTTTATATGTATTAGAGTCTTCGGGTACTCCTCAAGAATTGCTTTCTTCTGTTAAAACTTTATATGAACATGAAGAAGATTTTCAATCTGATTATGCTGATATTAAAGATAGAGATTATGTTTTTGCATGTAAAGATTATAAAGGTGTTTCTTTAGTTTTTCGTATGTTTTTTGATGATGAACCGTCTTATATATATTGTAATGGCAAGGAAATTTTTGATTATGATTATAATATTAGCTCAAATTTAGTTGTAATTAATAGATCTAATGATATTATTGATAGAAATTATGTTAAATATTATTATCGAAATTCCAATATTAAGCCTGAGAATATGGGCGCTGCTTTTTCAAATATTAATAATGAAATATCAGATTTTCATTTAGTAATACATGATAATAGATATTCATATGGCAGTGTTTATTTTTATTCTGATAATAATAAAACTATAAATATTTTTAAGTCTTATGAAGCTTTATATAATTTTCAACATGGTTCTCAAACTGCATATGTATCTAGCAAAATTGAAGAAACTGGAAAAGATATACAAATATCTATTGATGATATGAATACGAATATTTCAGACAAGATGGATGAACTTATTGATAGTATTAATTCTAAAAAAGATGGAATGTCTGCGGATGAATTGCAAAATGCTATTGATAAAGGACTTGAAAGTATTAGCGGCAAGATAGACGATATTGGCAATAACACCGAACAAACAAATAATAAGTTAGATGACTTAATATCTATTATGCGTGAACAAAATATTATATTATCTGATATTCTTGGAGTTACTAATAGAATTGCTGATAGTGTATCTGATGATAAAGAAGATAAGAATTATACAATTAATGATATAGTGCCACATTTTAACAAGTGCTTTACTGCTGTTAAAAATATGGTCTTATTCGGTACAAGTTCCTTTGATGATACTGGCACTCAATCCGTTATGAGTGTTGATAATGATGTTGGAGTTGCTTTATATGCTGATGATGTCGAAGATAATGTAAAAGATTATCATAACGGCATACTCGGGAAGTTTCCTTTTTCCGTTCCTTATCAATTATACGAATGGTTACAAGTATTACAATGTGAACCTAAAACACCCGAATTTAAGTATAATTATGGTTATCTCGTAGGCAAGAAAGATAGCGAAGAGACAATTATACAATTCGATTTATCTAATTATAACGATTGGGCGAATGTTTCAAGAAGTTTTTTGAAGTTATCATTCACTCTTGCGCTTGCGGTCGGTGTATATAGAAAGTTTAAGGGGGTATTATAATATGGGAAGTTTAACGGCTAGCGCATTAATAGGCTTATTAGTCGCCTCATTAATTAGTTTTTTAACAAATATTACATTGACAGTTATACAAATTGGTCTTGCTGTTCAAGCCTTTTTACCTACAGATGTATTTTATGGCTTATTTGATGTAGTAAATGAACCTTTGTATGAATATCTTCCTTATGTAAATTGGTTTGTTCCGCTCGATTATGCTGTTTTGCTTGTTGGTACTTGGGTAGATGTTTATGCAATATACATAATGTATACATATTTTAGAAAGATATTATCTTCATTGTTTGGAAATGTTTCCAATCCTATTAAAATTGTATCTAATTTATTAATGAATTAAAGTTCGTTCGATTGAACGCATTAAGAAAGATGTGATTATATGGCTATTGATTTTTATACTGGTGTGCCAGGCTCGGGAAAGTCCTATCACGCGGCACAAAAAATATATAATGCTATACGTAGCGGTAAAACTGTAATCGGTAACATAGAAATTAATATTGATAACATTCCCCCTAAGAATAGCAAACCTAAGGGTCAATACATTTACATTAATAATAGTGAATGGCTTAATAATTCTATACAACAATATAGACTTAATACTAATGGAACATACTCTTCTAGCCTTGTAGAACCTAAAGACATCTTTAGTTATCTACAAGGCTTAAAGGGGTTCGCCTATAATTTTCATGCAAGAAATAAAGATGGTACTTTTAAGCTATTTCAAACGCTTATTATATTAGACGAATGTCAAGAACTGTTTAATTCTCGTACTTGGAATAGAAAAGATAGACTTGCTTGGTGTGCTTTCTTCCGCTTGCATAGAAAATTAGGCTATGATTGTATACTAATATCGCAAGATGACAAGTGTATTGATAAGCAGATTCGCGCTGTTTTGGAAACTGAATACTTACATCGAAATGTAAGTAAATATAAGCTGTTTGGTAAATTATTAGCGGCTCCGTTTGGTGGCAATCTGTTTTTATGTGTAAAGAGAATGTACGGGTATAGTAAGAAAGATTCTAAGATTGGAACTAATTTTATTTTTGGCAGTAATAAATATTTTAAGATTTACGATACTACTCAATTATATTAGCCGGTATACATGGAACTTGTGGAATGTTAACGGCTAATATAATGGCACTGGCATTATAAATATATATAATATATTATACGCGCACACGCACGCGCGTACTTGATATTATATACACTTAAGCGTCACGAAAAAATTTAAGGGAGGTAAAGTAAAAGTGGGTGCATACAATGTTAAAGAAATTAAGTTTTTAAATCAGATTCAAATTAAGGTTTACAACAAGCCAATTGAATTTGATAATAAAAAAGTTCGTGCGAACGAACGCAAAAAGGAAAACAAGGAACGAACACAACAAGCTATTGATTTATCAATACGGCAATCTATGAATAGAACAAGAAATTCTATATGGCAGATTGCATTGTCCAATAAATGGGATTATTTTGTTACTTTCACATTTAATCCTAAAATTGTTAAATCTGATGATTATAACGAAGTTAGCTTTTATATGTCAAATTGGTTAGACAATGCGCGCCGCAGATGTTCGCCCGATATGAAATATTTAATCGTACCCGAATATCATAATGATAAGCATAAATTCCATTTTCACGCTTTAATGTCTAATATTGACGGCATAACTTTAGTTGATAGCGGCTATCGTTCTAATAACAAGATAATTTTTAACATTGCTAATTATCATCTTGGGTTTACAACTGCGATTCCGATAGATATTGATAAGGAAGGGCAAAATAAAACTTGCGGTTATATGCTTAAGTACATAACTAAAGATTTAATTAATTTATCACAAGGTAAGCGCCGTTACTGGTACTCTATTAAGAACTGCGACAAGCCGCAGATTGATAATTATATTGTTGAAAGCGAACAATTAAGCGGTTTCATAGAATGTCTTGAAAACGATATGAATTATCGAAAAAAAATTGATATGCCTTTCTGCGATAATGAATTAAGGATATACAATTTTGAAACTTAAAACATAATATTAACTTACAAGGGGGTTGTTATTATGGGAAAGTATTTTACAGATAAAGAACGCTATCAGCTCGAATATATGTATAATAAACAGCACTTATCACAAAGAGAAATAGCACGACAATTACATAAACATTATAACACAATATGCAATGAGATTAAGCGTGGCACTACTACGCTATTAAACAGCGATTTATCAGAAAGACAACAATATTGTGCAGATGTAGCAATTAACAAATATAAATATAATTGTACTGCTAAGGGCGCGCCGCTTAAGATTCATAATGATTATGAATATAAATTATTTATAGAAAGTCAGATTAAAAACAATCATTATTCTTTCTATTCTGCTAATGAACTGGCAAAGAATGAAAATTTTAATACAAGAGTATGTTTATCAACTCTGTATAATTATTTTCACTCTGATATATTTGATATTAGACAAAGTGAGATGCCAGTTAAACGAATACGTAGAAAGCAATATAAAAAGCAAGCTAAGAAAATATATCAGTTTGGAAAGCGCTCTATTGAAGAACGCGCCGACATTTCAAGCCGTGACATTTACGGCGATTTTGAAATGGATACAGTCCAAGGAAAGCAAGGCACGAAAACTTGTTTACTTGTTCTTACAGAACGCAAGACAAGAGAAGAAATAATATATAAACTTGATAATAAAAAGTGTTCTTCTGTTTGGTCTGTATTAGAGAATGTGTGGGATGATTTTAAGAATAAAATTAAAACTATCACTTGTGATAATGGTGTTGAGTTTTCAACTAATTATGAATTTAAAAATAAAGAGTTAGAAAAGTTCGTTCGCACGAACTTATATTATTGTCATCCTTACGCAAGTTGTGAACGCGGTAGCAACGAAAACGCTAACAAACTTATAAGGCGCTTTATTCCTAAGTCGCAAGATATAAGCGCTTATACAAACGAATATATTAAGCATATACAAGACTTAATAAATAATATGCCGCGTAAGTTGTTCGGCGGCTTATCATCATATCAGTATATGAAATCTATAGAATGTGAGGTATTACAACAATGAACAGTATTTTAATAACTTCATTAAGGCATATAAAAGATTATATCCTACACTTTGTATGTTTATTTCATACTAAAAATAATATAGTCTGTTATATGCCTTGTCGCTATGCAAAAGAATGTGATTTATCTTGTAAATTCAACAGAAAATAGTTCAGATTGTATTTTTTTAAGAACATCACATTTTTCTATTGCAATTTACACAATTAACTATTGCCATTGCACATATTAACATTGGAAATGTTAACAAAGAGATAGGATTTATAATCCAAAGCGCCTTATGGTGTTTCAGAAAATTATATTACATCACGGAATTTCAGTTTTGGGGTGTTTTTTAGATTGTGAACTGTGGTATTATTATAATATAATGATAAAAGGTTATTTGATTGGAGTGACTTAAATGAAAGATTATGCAGTTCTAACTAATGATGGGAAGTATACAATTTTTGAATTTAATAATCATAGGATTCGTTTTATCACTTCTGATAAATTGGAGAGATATACGAAAGTAGTTGAGTGGGACAATGGATATCTGATTGTTATGGCAAAATATAAAGAAATGCCAGAGGTTGAAGAATATATAGATTTAATTCCAATACTTGATATGTTATATTACGATACTGAAACATTTTTAAAACCAATCAAGGAGGTTAAGATAGATGCAGCTTAGTGTAAAAGATGTAGCTGATAATGCTAATATGATTATCAATGGATATGCCTATACAAAAGATGGTGATTATATAAGAGTGCTTAATCTTAACTGCTTAAATAACGCAGCGGTTATTTATAAAGATGAAATAGTAGAAACTAATATGGATGATATCGAAATTCAGATTGTGTTAGATTATTACAATAAAAATAAAGAATTTATGGAGGAAGCAGATGCCGAAGTATTATGAATTTAAGGTGTGTGGTTATTATTTGTATTATACTGCAAGTTGTGTTATAGAGGCTATGCATGTACATGCGAGTGACAGAAAGTTAACAGAGGCAGGTTCAGCAAAATTCTTTGTAAAAAGCGATGGAGACACAACAATTCAGAAACAAGGTCAATTAAATGAGAGAGAAGTAAGAGAGATTAGGAAATTTATTAAAAAAAACTATAAAGAAATGTATTTAAAATGGCAACAGTTGTCGAATACTGGATATTATGGAGAGTGAATTTTGATGCTTAGTTCTGGGATTTTTTAATCATTTATACGCATTCTATACTTAAGCGGCGAAACAAGAAACTCCTTTTTAAATGCATAACTAAAATAGCTTGTACTGTTAAATCCACATTCGTAAGCGATTTCATCTATAGATTTGTCAGTATTTGATAATAAAACAATAGCATGTTCTAATCTTACCTTAGCTAAATATCTTGAAAAAACTTCCCCTGTATTCTGCTTGAACAATCTTGAAAAGTGAGACTGGGAAAAGCCAAATGTTTTACAGATAATATCTGCATTAATATCATCCTGATAATTAGAGTCTATATATCTCATAACATCATTAATATTTTTATTTATTTTCTTAACAGAATTGCAGTTTATATTATGGGGTAACTGGTGCTCAATAATAAACACAATTAAGTATGTAAGCAGTGCTTTTAATTTAGAGTCTGTGTATGATGAATTAATATTATATTCCGTCAGCATCTGCTCAAAAATATTCTGGACAGCATGCTGATCCTCCTGATTCAGAATGTGATATTTTTCATTATAGAATCTGTTAAATACAGCAGCAGATATTTCAGATTTTATATAATCAGCTATATCAAATGAATATTTTATAAGTATGCCGTTATGTACTTCATTGCTGGTATAAAAGGTCTGGTGCTGTAATCCAATAGGTGTTGTTCCAACATATCCTTTAAGTACATCCCACTCTCCGTCAGTTGAGTATACATGATGACTTCACGATATCAGAAAACCAATCTCAAAATGATCTGTACATGCACTCATTGATGCCATGTGAAAATTATTATCTTTTCTGTTATAAACAATACTTCTGCTTATTTCAAAATTTTTATTATCTTTTATAGGTCGTGGCATATTTTTTACTCCCTCTAATGACTTTAAATATAAAAATAGCATAATATTTAAAATATCGTTTGTAAAGTGATATCTATTATAAAGAAAGTTATAAATTAATAAATTATAATATATATAAGCGATGAGCTATACCATACGAAAAAAGCATTTTATTAGATTTATGTGACAGAGTAGATATATATTCAAAGGAGGGATTAGTAATGAATGATGAAAGAGTGCCAATTAATTTATATAAACTCGATTTTGGCGATAATGATAAGGAAATTAATAGAGAGGAACTTATTAAAGATTACAAACAGAATATAAAAAAATGGTATTTTATAGCAATTGCAGATATTGTGTTTGCACTGATTATAGCTTTTGTGAATTTTAAAGTTCCTGATATGGTAATGATGTGCCTGTTTATTTATATTGCAGCACTAGCATTGCTGATAGTAAGTATTCACAGGTTTCATAGATATCATTTACAATATAAAAGTATAAATGATAACATACAGACGTGATTTGGGGTAAATGGGAGGAAATTAGTATGAAAAAAGAAGCTATTTTAGAATCAAAATGTATTTTAGACCAGACAGAAGGTTCAATGGTAAATTATGGTGGGACTTATTCTACTTTCGCGATAGCAGAAAAGAGCGGTAGTTTTTTAGATAAAAAGAAACGATATGTTTTTGTTTTTAAAATCAATAATTCAAGAAAAGAATTTGATGTAAATGAAATGATTTATAATAAGTATGAAGAGCAAAGTTTTGGTATATTAGAATATAGTGGTAAGAATTTTATAGCCTTTTCGGAAATAAAAAAATAGTAATGCTACTTGTGTGCTGTTGTATTCAAGAGGTGCATCAACAAAATCCTGATAATCCACAGGAAACCAAGAACAAAAAAGTTTATAAAATTAAGAAAAAATTTATATTTAGCATTGCATTATCTTCAATATATTGATATTATTAGAATGTAAAACAAAAATACACTAAAGCTAAAGGAATTTTAATTTAATACACTAAAGAAAATACACTTAAAGTTAAAATTACTAAAGAAAAATACACTTAAAGTTAATATACCAAAGAAAATATAGCTGAAGCTAATATACTAAAGACAAGGATACCAAGGATAATAATATTAAAGTATACTAAAGATAAAGTGTATAATATCAGATATGATACATATTGTTTTACAAAGTAATTAAACGGGAGAGAAAGAGATGAATGAAAAGTTTGACTGGAAAAAGTATCTGACATTAGACAATATTGAAAGATATGCGCCTGTTGCAGCATTCTTTCCAATAGGAATGTCTATTGTAACAAGCATTGTAGGCGTTGTATTATCAATGTTTTTTGGATGGTTTGCGGTAGGATATATTATACGCAACATCCTGGTGGGGTTACTAAGAATTATTTTTTGTGCTGGCTCTATCGGTGCAGCAGCAGGTCTTGTTTATGTTGCACTTAAGACAAAGGATACGAGTAAGGTGAATACCTGGATAGCACCAGCAGCAGTTATATGCTCAGCTATTTCATGTATCGGAATAGCATTTCATGTAGGTGTACTTGGCTGGCTGTTTGGGATTATTTCAGTAGTTGCCGGAGTAGAGCTTCTTGCAAGAATTACCATTGCAGCTAATCCAATGGATACACCATTTAATCTGGGTGGAGCATTTGATGTATATAAGAAATATTATGAGGATTATAGAGCTAAGAATCCAACAACAAAGGACTTGGAAAAGACAGAGGTTATTAATCCTGAGATGTCATACTTTGATGGAAACGGAGCAGAGTTATTTGGATATACTATATTAGGAACTATAATCTGTGTAGTGACATGTGGTATAGCAGCACCATGGATTATATGTAAGATATATAGCTGGAAACTTAGTCATACAGTTATTAATGGCAGAAGATTAACCTTCGATGGAACTGGAGCTTCACTTCTTGGACATTGGATAGTGTGGGAGCTTTTGACATTAGTAACTTGTGGTATATATAGCTTCTTTATGTATGTAGCTCTTAGAAAGTGGGAGATGAAGCATACATATATTGATGGTGAGGCAGTAGTTCCTAATGAAAGCAGTTCATACTTTGATGGTAACAGTTTTGAGTATCTTGGTTATGCTGTTCTTGGAGGAATCCTTACATGTGTAACATGTGGCATAGCAACACCTTGGGCAGTATGTATGATACAGAGATGGGACGTTAAGCATCAGAATATTAACAACAGAAGACTTGTGTTTAGTGGTACTGGATTAGGCTTTCTTGGAGAGTATATTATTATAGCACTTCTAAGCCTGATTACCTGTGGTATATATTCATCATGGGGACAGGTAAGACTTCTTAAATATATAACAAGACATACAGATTTTGTAGATTAATCTGCAACATATAAAAACGTAATAAAAAGCAGCCGGCGCAGTAGTTAACTATGGGACTTTTATAAAATATTTTTAGTAAACTTATTGCAATATGGTTGACATTATGCCTCTAAAGAGTTAATATCTAATAACTGAATGTGTTGAAATAAGTACAATACAGATAAGAACGTGTGCACAGTTTTTATAAATAACCAGTTAACAGTTATAACTTTAAGATTAGTTTAATTAATGAACTACAGGAGAAATATTATGAAAAAGAAGTCAATAGTAGCTGCAATAAGTGCGTTATCACTTATTGTTTCGATGAATATAGGCATTGGTTCTGTATTTGCGGGTGAGCAGAATACAGTCCCAGGTACTGCTGAACAGCCATTTGTTGTTACAGATGGTTTATTTGACCAGACTAAGACAGAGTCAGATTTAGGACTTTCTAAGATTGAAGGAGCAGAAACTGTTACAGTATTTACAGCAACAGATGATACAGACCATTACTGCAATGGTGTTGTTATGACTGAATTCAAGGGAAAGCTGTATACACAGTGGCAGAGTTCAGCAAAGGATGAAGATGCAGAAGATACGTGGGTTGCATATAGCGTAAGTGATGATAATGGAGCTACATGGAGCGAACCTAAAGTGCTTGTTCCTACAATAGATAATGGATATTGTTCATCAGGTGGATGGTTTGTAAGTGGTGATACACTTGTATCATATATTAATGTATGGTATTCAGATACCACACCAAGAGGTGGTTTTGCATATTATGTAGAGTCAACAGATGGTGAACACTGGTCAGAGATGAAGCCGGTATTAATGAAAGATGGAACACCTATGGAAGGTATTATAGAACAGGACCCACATGTACTTGCAAGTGGAAGAATAGTTAATGCAGCTCATTTCCAGCCAGGACTTTTTGCATATCCAATATATACAGATGACCCATCAGGTACTAAAGGCTGGGTTAAGGCACAGTATACCTGCATGGAACAGGGCGAAGGTGCAACAACTTCAAGAGAGATGGAACCAAGCTTATTTGTCAATGAAGATGGAAC